TCACTCAGAGGGCCATGCCTCCCTCAATCTTTCTGCATCAGCTGCGTGTCCATCAGCTTTTTCTGCCACTGTTCGATATTCAGTGATGCACTTTTCGAGTATGTCACTGCTGGTATCGACATATTCAACGATGGTGGCTTTGGAAGCGCTGGACAAGCGACCATTTGCAACCTTGAGTTGCTTTGACAAGCTGTCAGCGCTGGCACTAGCAAGGCGACTATCAGACTCAATTTGCTTAATTTTGGCATTATAGTTTTGCTCCGCTTTTAACTGTTGTTCAGACCATTGTTTCTCTTTTAATGCTGCAAATGCTTTTGCTTGTTCTGCCAATGCTTTGGCTTCAGCAACTTCTGTTTTGTATTTTGCATCCAACAATGTAAATTCACTTTTAAAATGATTTACACGCCATGATTGAATGCCTAAAGCTGTTATGGCCAACAATAAAAAAACCGCCAATGTGATAATGACGGTTTCATAGAATTTCGCTAAGAATGCTTGCATTATTGCGCCCCCATACATTTCTTATGCCGCTCAACTTGTCGAGTCCAAACGCCATAGCACCCATTAGACCGCACTGAGCAATCACGCTTTGCAACGTATTTGTATTTCAGTAATGAAGCACAAGCCTGCTTGTACTGCCCTGCTTTCAAATTACGAAGCATTGATGAGTTACTAAAAGCCCTCATGCCGTATTGATAAGAAAAATCAAGGTATAGATCATATTCTGTTTGAGATAGCTTCACACCTTTCAATAAATTTTTATAAGTTACTTCAAGCTTTGAAACATCATTTTTGAGCCATTTGTCTGCTGTATCACGAGAAATAGGTGGATCAGACATCTTTACTGATACACCATTAGGCTTAACAGTAGATCCATGCCCTTGCGTTGGAACATCTCCTTTGACTGGAATTACTGGGTAAGCTGTATAGCCTTCGTCATTTTTTACAACCACAAAAAAAGCAGCCGAAGCTGCTAGTAATGTTGCTAATATTTTAGTCTTGTTTGACATTGCATTTATCCTTTAAGCTTTCTAAATATGCTTTGTGTTCAATTTCATCACGCCGGTCTTTCTTTCTTGCAAAATACCAGTTCATTAAAAAACCAATAATCGCAATAATAATACTGATTAAAACTGCAATATCTAATAAGCCAAGCCACGCAGATACAGCGCCTACTGCGCTTCCAGCATAGGTTGCAGCCTTGCTAATTGTTAACCCTGTTACCGTTTCAGTTACACCGCTTTCAGACATAACGCCCCCATTTTTCGGCAATAAAAAAACACCTTTCGGTGCATTCAATTTCGTTCATTACTTTTTACGTTAATATTAAGGTGTTACCAGGGACCCGAGGCAGACAATCCCACCTTGCCCCCCAATCAACCAATTTCCTATTTTTCCAACATTATCGTCGTTTCTCCACCACCTTATAGATTGATCATAAAAAGGAATGTCCTCAGTTGTAAGAACCATGCCCGATGCTAAAATTACAAAAGCATTTTCTATTGATGGGTCTACTCTAAAATAGCAGTTGGGTTGAGCTGTGATATTTGCAACGTTATTGTAAAAATAACTTCTGACGTAATATTCAGGATTTAATTTGATTAAATTCTTTGTTGCATCAATTACACGAGTTAGCTCACACCCCCCTCTCATGTAGAGCATTCCATCAATTTTAGCAAACTCTAAATCGATTCTTCTTGATTGTAAGATCACATAGGGAATAAAGCCGTCACTTATTACACCAATATTCTCAGCTTTAACCCACTCAACATTTGAACCAAACCCAGCTTTAATTTGAGCTTGCAACTTTCCTAACATCACTCCAAGTGAATCTGAGGTGGTGACTAATGAATTAGGTCCCTCTATATAGGCAGAAAAGACAACATCGAATATTTTGCTTTGCCCCGTAAGACTACTAAATAGCCCAGACAACGCCACTGGTGCCACATCTGCGCTTTGTAGTGCAGTATCTGCTTTTGCCCCTTGAGCTGTTGTTGCTGCACCAAGTGTCTGTGCTGTAATTTGAGCAATGAGCATTGCAGCGGTACCTGATTCTTCTGCGTTAATATTTGTGCGCGCATTAAATTTTTGTAATGCTGTTAAAGCTTGATTTGCAATATCAAAGCGAACACGATTTGCAACCGTATAGTCCAATGCTGCAAGCAAATCTTCATTTTCCTTTAGCGCTAAACTGATTTCTTGAATTGCATTAATAATTGATTGATCACCACTTAAAAGATTGGCAATCTGTTCTTGTACATATGCTTGATCAGCTTTTGTATTAATTAGTGTTGTTAGTATTGCCAGTGCTGTTAGATCTGCTTTACTTAACAATGCTAATCGGTTCAACTCAACTTGTATTTGAGTTTGTTCTAAATCAAACAAATCAGCCTTTTTTGTCAAATTAAGCTGATTCACTTCGGCAAGATTTTTAACAATTGAAATATCTTGATTGAGTTGATTTTTTACTGATTCAACAGCTCCCAAAGGCTCTGAACCAACATCTGCAGCACTCAGAACAACATCACCAGTCTTACTATTAACACTTCTAACATTCTGAATAATGTTGCCGATATTGGGTAAAATACCAAAATTTAATTTGAACCTCATTAAGAAATACCTCGCACAACATTAAAGCAGTGCTTTTCAGAATGCTTTACAAAACCATCTGACATTACCTTTATATCCATTTCTGCAATACCGGGTGACCAATCTATTGTCTGTGCAATAAAAGCTATTTCTCCTTTATTTTGTGTCTGATCAAGCACAGTTAATAAAACAGAATATTTTGTTTCTTTAATCATTACGGAGCTTAAAAATAATAAATCATCCGTAATTGCTACTGGCTTTCCGTCACAATCAACATAGGTCCAAGTTCCATGCAAGGTATCGCCTAAAACAATACTGGGTCTTAATGAGTTCATGTTTTCTCCAAGCAATAAAAAACCTCCCGAAGGAGGTCATTGTTTAAGATGGCATATCATCACATGTTGGAATGGTATAACCAAGAAAATACATATCATTGATAGGAGTCTTATCGTTTGGCTGTACTACAAATTTTGCTGTAGCAAAAGGGTCACCAACACCTTTATCATCGCTTGCATTTAATGGCATCACGACTCTACTTAGTCCCGACCAACTTACTTTTACATTAATGGTCCTTAATTCGGGATTCCATTGCTCACTCAGGTTAGAAAGTAGATTGCTTTGCACACAGCCCTCTGGTGATGCTGCAGAAGCACAAAAGCTTGCAGGATCTTCTATTCCAGCACCAGCAATTCTATTTGTGAGGATATTGGTATTAATTTTATCCCCAACTCTAAAATTAAATGGCTGACCATACTCAAGTAAAAAGTTGGAATTATTGATACTGCCATATTGAGCGACTTTAGTAATACAAACCAGCTTACCAATATTAAAGCTTGCTGATTTTCCATTAATTTTAAGCGTTTCATTTTCTGGGTACGAGAAGCTATCATCAATATTTATAGCGATTTCAGATAAAAACTCAACAGAGATACTTGCATTCTCAGCAAAGACATCCCCAGCAAATACAACACGTACTAAATCAGGATCACCTTCAAAATCCCCATAGATTCTTTCAAAACCTGTGTAGACATTGTATTGATGTGCTAAAACGTCAGCTAAATTGCCGAATAGATCGCCTGAATATTCTGTACCATTAACAGTGATTTTGGCAGGAAAGCTACTGCCCCAAAGCGCTCTTGTTTTCACTACTGCATATGGTGGGAAAACTGGTTCAGCCCCAGCTAAACAAAATGCAAATGAACCATCTTCATTTAACAAGAATGATTCGTTAGTTGATGATGGTGCTTGTATAGGATCATAACCAGGCTTAGGTGAAGGTATTAATTTAAATCTGTGTGGTTGAGTATCTCTGTTTTCCACCAACCATAAGCCAGTCCACTCCATGAAAATCATATCTTTAATGTGGCTAGGCATATTGCTGATAATTTCACCAGCCCAAACGTTACCAATATCGTAAGTAACTCCATCAAACTCAACAGCCCAATTAATTTGACCATTAAATGCAGGTCCTGGTTCAAACATTATTGATTGAGTTGCCCCTGCACATGAAATTAAATTATTGTCACTTATACAAGCACTTAATAAGTAATTACCATTTTCAGGATCATGAGTATCCCAAAAATATGTAGGTGTAGCTGGATTTGTTGGTGTAAGGATATTTAAAAATAAGAGTTCAGGATTTACATCAATTGCTTTAATCAATTCTACTGAGATACGCAAATCTGGTACGTTTGCTTTGATATTGATATAACCTGTAACCGTACCATCTCCAGCAAAAACTGTTGGATTAAGTGTGGTAAATGAAACTAAGCTTGCATAATCGGGATTTACTAAAGTCTTTAATTGAGTTACAAAATCTTGCCCCTCAACAATGTCTGATCCAAAAATTTCAACAATAACATCCAATTCATTATTAGCTGTTTTGCTTGAATCTCTAATAGTAAAAGTACCATCTGCTGCATGCATTGGTAGGGTAATACTTAAAGGTAAATTGGCTGTTGCACCGTCACATGAAATTACGGGTTTTTCAACAACTCCTTTCAAGCAAAACGTTAAACTACCATCCTCATTTTCCATAAAGGTGTCATTCCCATAAGGATTGGAATAACCCGCATCCATTATTGGTATAAGACGTATCCTGTGATCATCGTGTGAGATATTGCCAAAATTAATAAACCCATCATAATCAGCGTAAATTTTGTCACTAAAATGATTTGTAATATAGTTTTGAAGTAAGTCTGTTGATGATGGATAAAAAACTCCGTTTAGTTCCATATCCCAATAACCACGAAAACTTCCAAAGTTCATTTTTTCAGATGCACCAACACAACTAATACCCGGTTGAGGTGGTTGTGGACTCCCCCCTAACACATCGCCATCAATTGCTAATTCACCAAAAAATAAAGGGACTCTTAGTCCCCTTGGTATTTTATTAAATGGAATCATTTAAATTTCCCTCTTACAACGTCAAAGCTTTTTCCCACATAGAATTTAGGCTTTCATCATCTAAATTAATTAATGTAGCCATAGTCATTATTGACGCACTGAAACGCTCGAAAGTTTGAGCATCTTTATATTCAATACTCATTTGTTTTCGCTGTTTGGCATCTTGAATATTGCCTATTGCTGTTTCAACAGCTTCATCAAGATCATTTTCTACAAGAGCCAACATAAATTGACGGCGAGTTAAAGGTCTTAATGATTGAAGATAAATTAGATTTTTTTCTTCATCATTTAGATATTTCTGTGGGCTTAAATGACGATCTATTTGAGAATTAGTCATCATTTTCATTGTAGGGGTGATAAATTCATCTTGGGATCCGTCATCCTCAAAGGCATAAACTGAACCATCTTTATCTTTAAAATATTTCATTTTCAGACCTTTTATTAATATTCAAACCAATTGGTTAAACCTGTTCCCTCCACCTTGTAATAAAACTGAGGTGGAACAATGAATAGGATGTTGCAGCCGCCTGGTGTAACGTTAGAGTTAATTCGCCCCCCAGCAACTTTGGTAAAAACACCAGGTGTCTTACCAAAAAAACCGCCTAACTCTGTATTTCCCACTGTTTGATCACTTGTAATACTAATTACTTTTGGGTATGGAGTATTATTGATATAAGCTGTTGAGAGTGCCCTTGATCCAATAAAATCTCCAGCATTGATAACAGCCTGTCCAAGAAACAAGCTTTGCCGAATTAAATTATCTGCATTTTCACGCTGTAAAATCTCATAATCAATTTTATTATTCAGTAAGTTATCACTGCTAATTCGATCATTCTTTTCAGTATTAATAATATTTTCAAACTCGCTTGTAGCTATTAAAGCCCAGCCAGTTAAAACATTATTTAGATTATTCATATTTCCATCTACTGTACTCACGTACAAACGTAGACCATCATCGGAACTAAGAACGGCCCCTTTGTGATATCCACCTAGAGCATTGGCAATAGTAGAGTTAAATTTATATTTACCACCTGCATTTTGCCAAACTTGATGCTGACCGAAAAAGTTTAAAATACCGTTAAAATCATAACCGCTTGGGGCAATACCACCAGCTAGTTTTTTAACCATTGTTTCAGGCGGAAAGCCTTTATCAAACGAAGCTGCGCCACGGGTACTGGTTGTTGCTGGAATTGTATTTTTTAAAGTACTGTTTACTGCAAATGCTACTGCATTTAACTCTGGTTGAGAAAGAGGCATTTATATACTCCCGAAAATCATTTATAGAATCGACCTTGGCCAAACGGCTCCGCATCTTCTTCTGCTTCCATAAAACCAAAAACAGGATCGCTATCAATTTCTACAAAATCAAATAAAGTTGAATAGAATTGCGTATGAGCGGGCTTATATCTTTCAAGTAAGCACATTAAGGCTTTATAGGAATTGGAATTTTTTATTGCAGTTCCATCACCAGAGTACTCAACCAACGAAGGCGAATTAACATCGATTACTACTTTCCAAGTATGCCACCAGTCGCTTGGATTAATAATTAAACCCTCTGGGGCGTCTAAGTCATAATGCGTTGGTGTGAACTCTCGAATGACAATATCAATTCCCAAAGATTTAGCGATTGCGATGTAATAACCGTTACTTTGACCACCATCAGCAATTAATTTTGCAACGATATATTGCCTGTTTTGCTCTATTGAATCAGGAGCACCAAAACAATAATCAGGTATGCCAACGGTCAAATTCCATTCATCTATTAATTGAGTAGTTGTTGCTGGAAATGCCTCTATTAAAAGCTGTGATGCATCTGCATCTACCTGCTGAAATGATTTAGCAATCCCTTCAATTAAATCATGTTGAATACCTGACGTTGCACGTGACCATACTCGCCCCCTTGGTAAAAGCGATTTAATCGCTTTGGTGTATTGCTCAAGTGTAAATCTTGATTGAGCCATGCTAACTCCAATTAATGTTCCCAAGAACTGCGATCGAACTTGATGCCACAGGTACATCGGCAATCGGCGAAATAATGCTAAAGTCATTTACACTTTCGACTTTATTAACTGCTGCCCAAATTGAAGCAATCAAAACTTTTCTACCGGGTGCGGAATTATTTAAAAGTGATTGTTGGAGTGATAACCTAACCGCCTCACGATCTACAGGCTTAACACCTTGAATGCTTAAATTGATTGATTCCAAGGTTGGTGACAGTCCATAAACCAATGCCGTTGTTGGGCGAAGTGGGTATAAATAATTCGCTACCCTTAACTGGTCCCCTGTTGCTGGTGTATCTCGTTCCTCACCACTTGCAACCCCATTGCTACCTTGAGGCAAACCCATAGGATTGCTATCACTACTTTCAACCAAAAAATACACACCTACAGTGCCAGCGCCATAAACTAAAGGCACACACCATGCGCGAGTAACCCCGTCAACCTCTGTTGCCCATACCTCGTAATCATTTTTAGCGCCACCTTGAGGTGTTGATTGATAGGCTGCAATGACTCTAGACTTAAAGTCTTCACTGGTTTCTATATCAGCACCGCCAACAATTGGCCCTGATACACCAGAAGAATTTACCCCTGGTATTGATTGTCCGAGTGAAAATTGAGTTCCAGCCTCGCTATTGCCATCAGCCCCTTTCAAGCCGTTTGGATCCGCGAGCGCTTGTATTGTGACAACAATAAAATCAGCGCTTTGAGATGAGTTTATAACAGTATATTGTTGGCTATCACTCCGAATTATTTTTGTTCCATTTGGAATAATTGCACCAGCAACCGCACTAAATTTTACAGTACCAATTGCTTGTGTTGCCGCCTTACGATAAACCCCTCGTAAAGCCCCCCATGCTTCTAAGTATTCATCTGTTGCTGTATAAGGGGTTGCCTGTAAAGCAATATAATCTATGTACCCATAGTGTTGATGAGTCATACCAGCTACAACAGTGCCTATTACGTTTAAGTTTGAGAAGCGTAGTAACGCATCTGCTTTTGGTAATGTAGAAATAATGTTTTGAAGGGATCTTTTAATCAAATCGCTTAGAGATGGTCTAACAAATGCCATTTACCAAAGCTCCTCTGAAATTTTACTTAAAATGCTGCCATCTTGACGATAAGCAACAACAATCATTCTTAATTGATTGCTATGAATAAATTTTGCTTGAATATCAAATTTCGCAACTATGCCATCGTCTATCATCCATTGGACCGCCTCAGCTGCGTAATTAATGGCTTCAAGTTCAATATTTGTTGGTGCTTTTGATCGATCTAAAAGGTACAACCTTGATCCAATCGGATATTTTTGCCCTGTATCACCCCACCATCCACGGCGATCTTGTGTGTTATCTGGTAACTCATCATTTACATCTGCTACTCGATCGGTGAATAAACTTATTAAAACCGATGTTCTAACATCATGGCCTTTACTTAATTCACCATTCTCAATCTCGTAATCGCCCGTTCCTGTCGAAACATCCCAAATGGTCTGAATATCAGTCATGATTATTTTGTCCACAAAAAAACCCCTTATTAGGGGCTTATAAGTTTCTTTTAAGGGAGTGGTGGAGTTGTATCACCGTTCCGTGAGTCTTTATGGTGATGCTTAATCTGAGATATTTCACCAGCCTGAAAATCAACACCCTTGGCAATACCATCTTTAAATTCAACACCATTGATCATGAACGAATCTGAACTACTTATTTCGCCTTTTCCGTCACCGGTAAGCATAATTTTAGTTCCTACTTTATCAATTAGCGTGATTCCATCTCGTGAGATAAAAACCTCCTGACCTTGATCATCAGAAATACAAACTTCACCTTTTTTTAGTCCCTTGCGTCTGCTTTTAGCATGATGAGTGGCAATAACTACACCTGAGCTTTTATTACCACCAAAAAACAACACTAATGCGTTATGACCATCTGGTGGGGATGATTGAAAACCATAATCGGCATATCGCGGTATGTTATCTTTAGTTTCAGCTTGATTGAATTTAACTTGGATCTTTTGAGTGTCTGATTCGTCATCTACCACCACCCCCCATCCCAACCCTAGAAGATTCATTAATCCGTGGTAAAGTTTTTCAATCATTATTGAGTCACTCCCGAATTTGCATTTAAAACATCTGTTGGTAGACCTTTGAATGGGAGAATTGGCTCTGGTGTAAATGCACCAAGTGGCATGATCGTTAAATCACAACGAGTCCCCATTTCATCTTTTCTATATGTGACTTCACCAATCAACCACGTTTGCATGATTACCTTAAGGCTGGGTAGATTGATTTGTACTTGAGTGTTGGGCTTATATAATTTTTCTTCAATATTACGCCAAGACGACACAGTAATATTTAGCATATTACTTCGAGCGTAGCGTCTATTTTGTTCCCACATTGCCCTTTTTTCGGCAACTTCAAAACCCGCATCACCATCTTCAGGAATAATATAAAGTGGTCGATAGCGATTGATGGCCCTATCTTTCACAATGTAATAACCAGTTTCTTGGCTTGATGTTTGATCCATTGTTAACGGTGCACTAGGTATAACAACTATATAATCGGAATATAATTGATCCATCCCATTATTATAGACCGCAGACTCAATATTAACTCCCTGAACAAGGGATCCAGTAACCTCATCATTCCGTTCACGGCTAAGGATTAGATTTCCATTTTCGTCCTCGTAATAAAGAACTTGTGCAACGCGGCATACACGATCTAGTACAGCTGCAGGAGTTTCGCCTAAATTTATATTTTGAACAGAGATAACTTTAGTCTCTACCTCAGAAGTCACTTCAATTTCATAATCCTCACATAACGATTGCGCTATATTAAGCGCTGTCATGTTTTGAAATTGCATACCCTTCCATACGGCCGAACAATCAACTAGATCTGAACATTTCCCGCGGCCAATAACCTGAATAATATGTTGATTACCATTAATAATAGGGATAACTCGATCTACATACCCAGTTATAACTAAATCATCATCAATATAAACTTTACATTTATCGCCTTTTCTAACTTCAACATAATTAAGATCAGGTACTTTCTCTGACATTTGCAAATTAAATGTATTAGGTATTTGTTCAATACCACGAGTGATACTAAGTTGCTTCCAACCCACAATAATGTTTTGAGCAGTACCAGTGTCAATAACTAATTTCACTTCATTTTTCATGATGAGAGTGCTCGAAATTTTAGTGGCATAAATGCAGGATGAATCGGGTTAGCTGACTTAACCAATTCGGCTTCACGCTTACTATCTTGATAAAGACGTTGAGACCACACCAAGGATGGTAAACTCGCGGCTACTTCTATTTGCTCAATCTTGGCTAAATCACCACCCCTTGCTGTTAGATCTTGCGATACAGAGGTCCTCAAATTCACAAGTGCGTTGTAGGTGCCATCTAGACCTTGATCGCCTGCAATTTTTAGCTCTCCATCTATATATTCACAAACTAATGTTCTCGTAATTTGAGCATCATCATATGAAACATATTGTCTATCAGAAGCAGCCTGAACAATACATATAACTGCAATGCGGTGAATTAGATCATTTAATAAATTGAAGCCTTTAGCATCGTCAGTGCCTATCGGCATATTTTGTAAATTAATAAGGGGCAACATTGCATTCATTGCTTGGAGCGGGTCAGGATTGGCTTTAAAAACGGCTGTAACCGTATCAGCAATACCGTTTACAATGTTGTCAATATTCATATCTTCACTAGCTGTTGCCAGTTTTTGAATTTCATTCAATACATTGACACGGCTCGCAGACCCTATGCCGATCAATTGATTAACTGTCTTATTTGATTTTTGTCCTAAGGAAATCGTAGAGCCAATATAACGGCCGATTTCACCTGGCAAACCAGTAATCATTGTCACTAAACTTGTTGCAGTAAAAATGACCTGTCTAACTTGAGTGGTAAAGCGATTTACAATAGTCAAAATACCATTTCTATAACTTCTAACAGCACCTTTAATCATGGTCAGCGCGTCGAGTATTGTTGCTTTTTTAGCAATAGCACTTAAAGCTATAGTTTGGGCCTGAGTATTGGCCAGAACCATTAATGTTGGTTTTACTTTGTTTTCTATGAGAGTAAAACGTATTGATGCTGTCCGTCCTTGTGTATCTTGCTCTATCTCAAAATCATGTAGGCACATTTTTGTTCGAGTGCCTAATGTTGGGTGACAAAAAATACCGTCCCCCCATTGTTCAGCTACTTTTTCAAAAGCTTCAATTTGTTGTTTTAGTGTGCCAGTCCCACCATAAGCACCACCGCCTTCTATAATAAAGCCCATGATATGAAATGTTTTACCTTTGGCACCCAAGTCCTCAACCCACACTCCATCCACATAAGGATAATCGTGAATTGCTAATTTACGACCCATTAATAAATTAATGGAGCTAACACCAAAAGGAATATTACACCATGAAGCAGGGAGCAAGCTTCGATAGAATGGTAGATTAATGCTCATGTTATCTCCATGCATTAAAAAACCACCCGAAGGTGGCTTAAATTTAAAAATTCGAGTAACAGTAATTTTTTGCGGTTATAATTAGTAACCAATAAATAATTTATCTACCCTGTCTTCAAGCGTCCAATTACTAGGCAGTGAGGAAGCGCCACCAGTTAATAAGCTAAGATAATCTTTGCCTGTCTGTAGTTTGCACACTGCTTCTTTAGTAAATCCGTCAAAACTTAAATTTTGATATATTTCGCAATTTTTTAGAGAGGTCTTATAAATCCGCTGATCTTTTATAAGTGAAGTGCGCTCAATAGCATTAGCTGTTTTTAATTGTTTATTAAACTCTAAATCTGCTTTTTTAATAAAATTATCGGATGCATCTAGCAAACAGCTATTGAATGCTGCGGAATACTTCGAATTCTCAGGATCTTTTAAGCATGAAACTAGAATATTTCTTATAGCTTTCTTTGATTGAGCATAGTTTTCAGCCTGAATAGAGTTAGAAGTAAGAACAACAAAAGTTATCAGAATAAATTTTTTCATTATTGTCTCAGTTTGATTAGAAAATTGCATCCTTGCTTCATTTCTATAATCATCTTTAAGGGTTGTCAAACTAATTCATAACACCTGGCGCATTATGTTTAATCTTAACACCTTGTGGTGTAGCAACCTTGGTGGTAGAGCCACCATTCGGATGGACAGTAGTTTGTACATTGACATTTAATGGGATTGTTGGATTGCCTCCTGTACCAGCGCTCATCATTTTTGCTAAATGACCTTTTGATTCTTCAGGGATATGCTGTTTCCAGTTATTTCCATATTTTTTAGCAACTCGATCAACATTACCCATACCCCAGTTGTAAGCTACAGTAGCTTTCTGGGTATCACCATTGTATCTTTTTATAAGAGTGCGCAGATATCGTGAGGCCGCTTCGGCGGATCGCCCTAAATCATAGGTATCTGCTTTAGTCATACCATACTGTTTAGCTGTATTTGGCATAAACTGAAAGTGGCCAGTTGCTCCAGCCGGGGATTTCATATTTTTACCTCGACTGGACTCTATCCACCACATTCGATCTAGCATCCCCTTAGGAAGTCCATCTCGCTTTTCGAGCGAATCAAACAGCAAACTGGATTTAATTAAATCTTTTCCACCTGGTGCTTTAAATTTCCCAGTAAAAGAATCGTACTTCTCCATATTGCCCACTGCTTCTTTAGCACCTGGCAAACCAACAAAAGCAAGCCCTTTTGCTATTTTTTCACCAGCCCAATCATCAAATTTTTGCCCAGTCTCAGTCTTAAGATACTGATCCCTAATTGCAGTACCAATCTCCCAGCCAGCGAAAGCTGAAATAGCAAGCCCACCTGCTACTCGGAATGCTGTCATAGCTCCTGTGGCGATGGTTAATTTGCCAATCATTCCAATTAAGCTAGCAATAGCAACACCTATGCTTGAAACGAAACTAACACCAATTAAAATTGCTAGTCCTTTTAAGACTTCTTTCCAGCCTCCAAACTTCTCAACGGTTTTATCTACCCATTTGACTACTTTTATACAGCCGTCAATGAATTTAATAATGCCCTCGAGGACCTTCTCAAAATCAATTTTGTCTAACCATTTCGATAAACGTTCTGCCAATTTTGCAATTTTATCGCTTATTTCCTGTCTGTTTACCACTAACCACTTAGTCCATTTATCTATTAATGGTTGAAATACAGGTATTAATTTATCAGCAATAGCAGCCTTAGTACCATTAGCGGCAATTTTCATTTTGTTGATTGATAAAGCAAAATTGCTTGCTCTTTCAATCATATTAGGCGTGATATTTCCTTGTAGTTTTTTTACTTCAAGTTGATAACCGCGCATTGCTTTACTACCCTGCATTAATACAGGTAGTAATTCTTCCACACCAAATGATTGAGCCAACTTACGAGCTGCGGCTGGATCACGTTTTTGAATGACTTTGATTTTATCTGCAAGTTTTAATAAAACGGCCTCAGTATCAATCACCCCAGTTCGAGTATGCTTTAAACCAATTCCAAGCATTTGCATCATGCCAAAAACTGCTTGATTTCGCCCCCATTTTGCATCTTGCAAAGTATCAGCAAAACTTTGAAAGCCTTTTGTCATTGTTTCAGCAGAGATGCCTGCCAAATCACCAATACCACGCAACTCCATTAGTTTTTGCGTACTGATACCGATGATCTGTGATGTTGAGGAGGCGGCAAATCCAAGTCGAGCCCACCCCTCAGTCATTTGATACAAACCAGCGATTGAACCCCCACCAAATAAAGCAAGTAAAGGTGTGCCAAGTTTAAGTACAAACCCAAGTAACGATCGCACTTTAGAGCTTAAATCACCCACCCCACGAGCCAAGCGATTAACCCCCGTTGTATCTCCCAAACGTCTAACTGAATTACCTAACCGAGATAAGGGCTGAGTCATACGTCCAACTGAATTATTAATTCTGTCTAATACTGCTGTCGCTCTATCCACAGCAGTAATTGTGTATTGAATTGGCCTCATGTTGCCCCTGCCTCTTTTAGTTGTTTTGCACGATCAGACCAAACTATTAGTTTAGTCAGTGTCAGATTTTCCGCATCAAAAGGACCCCACTTAAAGCACCATGTTACATAGGTAATCATGCCTTCAGTATCGTGTTGCCCTATTCGCCAAAAAAATAGTCGTAGTACTTTTGAATCGCCCCAAAATCACGTGCACCAATTTTTTTAATGGTTGGTATATCTAAACCCGAGTGATTGGCCAACATGATTTGGAAAGCTTTAATCGGATTATGGCTTTTAGTATTGTTTGTAAGCACTTCAATTTCTGCAATAGTAGGCTCTTGTAGATTGATATTTGTAATCACTACACCATCAGTATTTTCTACAGGCGCTTTTAAAGGCAGAGTAAAGGGAGTTGTATAAGTTGATGTTTCTGCATCTGTATTTTCTAATTCAATTTGGCTCATTTTAGTTCTCCGTTACTGATCCAGACATTCCCTCAAAACGCACTTCAAAAGTACTTTCTTGGGTTTTTACTTCTTGGGCGTCTACAGTCCACATATTGCGACCTGTGACATTTTTTCCGTTTGCTAATTCAAGGTGAATCGTGGCATTCGTCATTGCGTTAAAATCTTTAACTGTTAGTCCGCTTGAATCTCGTAGAGTTCCCGAAATAAAAGGGGCTCTTGGCATTTCAGAATAACCATGAATTTGATCTTGACCAGGTAGTGTTTTTCTTTCCACATCTGCAGGTGAATAGGTCAATTCGCCACTAAGTAGATAGGTCACCCCATCTACTGAAATATTAGCGATACCTGCCTGACGGTTTGTATTGTTAGCCATGTTTTACCTCTTACAATTTGAATTGAGCCAAAAGCGCAAACACATTTAATTGATTAATCAAAGTACCTGGCCACAACACATCAACCCGATTTGGATTTTCAGAATTTTGCTCGACAATAAGTGCTTTGGCGAAAGCATCAGCATCTTGAACATGACCGTTAAATTCGAGTTCCTGATAAGCGGCAATGACATCTGAACGGATAATATTTGGTGTAACGATCGCTGAACCCTGAGCAAATCTCGTTCCATTTGCTGCTAACTTCATACGGCCATACTTCGTTGTAATCCGAGTTTTCATGTACCGCAAAATATAAGCCAGTAAAAACATGGTTTCGATTTTCAAGTATGAATTGTCAGGGGATCCAAATGCATTTTTTTGGTAGGTTGTAATTATTGCTTCAACACGACAAAGCCCATCATCACCAACCGTTAAAGTCGAAATACCGTTATATAAAAGAATATTTCGATCTGTTAATGCAAAACGGCTTGCTGTTGGAGGTGCAAACATGCCGACAATGGGTAAAGTTTGAAGTGGTCGACCGGGATCGTTTTTTAGTGATTGAGCGATAGCACCAACATATTGAGCTGCAATAATCCATGACGGTGTTGGAGAGTCATATACACCTAAAATACAACCATAAGGACTATTTCGAGTTGTTCCCAATGTTGTCTGGTCACCAAAAGTTCCGTTATTTACAGCAAAGTAATTGCCATAAAGTTGCTGGCTCCATGACCATCGCCCCGTTTGCATGCCGAGAAAATTATCCAAGGCATTTAAAGAGGCTGTATCCACATATGGGCAGACAATGAAATCAAAAGTCGTATCACCAAGGCTAGAAAGTGGACCTTCTAAATTTGGGTTTAGAGCACCACCAATTAACTTTTGTGAATCAAAAAGAACTGAGAGTCCCGATGGTGTTGATTGCCCGCCTAGTGTGTCTAAGTAATCTAAGCGAAGGTCAATTTCATTACCAATTGCCCCACCGTGAACAGCCGTTAATTTAATTTTTCCAGCCCCAGCACTTGTTGCTTTTACGGGAGCTTTTAAATCTGAATTAATTAAGTTAATAAGTGAAGTAACAATTGAACTTTCAGTAGAGAATGTAGTTACAGGAACTTGATATAAACCTGTTCCATCCCCCCAGTAACCGCCCCCACCAACGTATAAGCTAATCGCACCATTTTTCAATGGTGTACCAGAAATTGTAATTGTTGCTGTAGCTGACGGCGCGTCTCCTGGATCTAAAAGTGGTAAGCACCAAACTTCACCAAAATCATCATTTTTGCGGTAAGCCGCAACCATTGCTGCAAGCTGAGAATTAATACCATACTTAGCTTGAGCATCACCAACCCCACCACAAATCTGAGGCAATTCAGGTGTAGCTGTACCTAGGCTAGTAATTTGACCAATAATTAAGGTCCGTTGTACTGTTGTTGCTGAATTTGCTTGAGAGTTATCTACTTCAGCATAAAATAATGGTACTCGAACATCATTAGGCACATTTGAAAAAGGAACCATGTTTAAACCTCTTAAGATGTTTTATTAGAATTGGTGATTTGAGTTTTTGGTGGTTTACCCTCCACTACATCTCCATCACGTAATCGACGAATCCAATAGCTATTTCTTTCTACTTCACGGCCTTGGATGGGTAAAAAATCTTGTAATTGTGGGTCAGGGATACAACTCCCTTGTTTCGGGGTGACATACATTTTATTGACTCAACTTAATGTCTAATTCCGCTTCATCTCGTCCATCAGGACCATGTTTTCTTGGTGCTGGGACTACAGAATCGGGATATTTAGAATCGGGATACGTACCTGTTGGATCCGCAACATTGACTAAATCCAAATGAATATGAACATTATTTAATGGCACTGTTTTTGATGGTTTAACTGGGAACTCTGTTATAGGTGGCTCTGTCGCCTGGCTGTCAAACACTTCAAAACCTTCATAAACAAATGCTGCTGATATTGCTGCGATATGTTCATTTCCGTTTGAAACTATTTCTAATCGACTATCAACAGATTGAACATTTTGCACAGATCCAACAATTGAGTAATCGGTTAGCAATAAATTCTCAACCTGATACCAAAGCTGCTCAATATCATCTTGTGCTTTCTCTGCTGTGGTTGAAGCCACAACACACATCACATCAATACTTATTGAAGTATCAAATTCAGGAATGCCCGCTTTCATTATCGCTGCTTTCCCTTCTGTGGATGTTCGTACAAAAATACAGGGGAAAACTCCATCATTTGGTGTCTGTTGTACATTCCAATTCCCTGGTGAATCTATTGAAACTGGATCATCACCAAGCCATAAATCAGCTTTTTGGAGCGCTGAAACAACAGCTATCCGCATCTGACGGCGAAACAATAACGGCAATACAGGAATCATTGATCTTGTGTCCCCTTTTCAGATGTAATGTCGCATGCTTTAGGTGCAAGATTTAGAAGTAAGCGACAGCCACCATGTCCATCAAGCCTCACCTCTTTGACCATATACAGCGTGTCAACCAAAGGTGCACCAAATGAAGCTTTTACTAATATTTGATCTTTCTGACGAGGTGTAACTGGCAAATCTTTTAGATTCAAACCAATACACGGACTGACAGAAGTAACATGCAAGCTATCAACAACTTGAATATCAATATAGGCTTCATCAAAAACCCCACTAAGGCTATGCTTTACAAGATATTTATCTTTGACAGACGCATATAAAATTGGCTGCCCGAAGACAGCCATTAGTGGAGACAAAACTTTGCTTTGCCAATCCACATTCATTTTATTTACCTTCTGTGGCTTCTTCTTCAACCACGGCTTGATGTTCGAGAGGGCGAATAATTCCCGCATCGACTAAGCGTTTAATTTCCTGCTTGTCATCAAAATCAATAACATCACCCGCAGTGTAGTTTTTAAGGATAACTGTTGTGTCATTTCCTGACTTTTTGGTGGCGCCATATTCAATTGAATTGCCAGTGCAAACTGCATATTTCATCGAAATTCTCCTTAACCTAACACTGGATCACAAACACGGGCTGAGAAGCTAGCATTCACACGCGAAGGAATGACTAACGGTGCAGATTGCATCATTAGGAATAATTGAGCTGGGTCTTGGTTTAGCCACATCTTAGGCGCATATGCCAATGGACCATAATTAAAGGCAGGATCAATGATCATGCCGAAAGCACGAGTTCCCATAAGATCTGGACCAGACATAACCACAGTACCATCTGTGATCATCGGATATTCTTTGTCATCCTCTGGATCAATGTACCAGTCGTTATATACCCAAAGATCGTAATTACCCCAACGACCTTTATAGACAGCACCGCGCTCAATTTGAGCACCTACATTGATGGTGTTGCCACTACCGCCATTGCCTGGATACCAAATTGTAGTCTTAACTGTTTCATCATTTTTAAAATGAGTCCAAGAAGTCGCAGTAAAGATAATGTCAGTTGCTACACCACCTGACTGCTTAAGAATCTCGTGAGCCCATTTCTCAATGTCACTTGAAGGCGACACACCTGCTTGCCCCCATTTAGCAGCGCCAGCCAACGTTAAAGTCAAAGATGGAGCACGACCATAATTAATGACAGTCTCTGGGAATCCGTCACCTTTGACAGTAACAGTACCAGTTGTTAATGCCTGAGCGGCCATCCATTCAAGACGACGATCAACCATATCAATCTGATCTTCCATTTCAAAAGCAACGTTCACTTGTTGACGTTGTTGCGGTGTTAGATCACCACCACCAATACGCTCACCAATTTGACGTCGAACAGGTTTCATTAAATCGGGAGCACGCTTATCTTTAATGTAGGCAGGCTTAAAGCGGTTTGTTTGATAAGTACGAGATTCAACCAATTTACCTTCTACCTTAGGAGAGCAGAAAGGAGCTAAACGGCGCTTACCCACATCAACATCAATGTCAACTTCTTCTGTTTGAGATTCAACAATATTTGGGAAGAATTTATCCAAAAGAAATTTTTGTGCACGTTTAAGGTTTGGCACTACTTGCACGAGTGCTGCAGTGGTAAATGGCGTCATATTATTTTGACCAGGCATTAATTTTCTCCAAAAAAAAGAGCCACTGAAAAGTGACCCTTTTTAAAAAATTTAATTTGCATTTAGTTTGCTGAAATCGGTGTTTTCAAGAAAATACTTGTCGCACCAAAACCAGCCTTTAATGCAGTCAAAGCTGCTGCACTGCCTGCCGCACCCCAACTTGCATCGTAAATAAGTTTGTTAAAATTGACCTCAATCATCACATAGACACCACCAGTTTGTGGTGAGGTAACAGTTGCATCAACCTGATCAACTAGAATACCGCGCGGTTTTTCTGAGCCGTCTGTTGCAGTATTAATTGAAGGAATCCACACTCCAGTGGCTTCAATCATCCCCATAACAGTGCCACGCTCATAAACCCCACTGCCACCGACTGGGACTGTGTCAGTGACAATCTTTAAATCACCTGCAACAAGCTGATCTGGCACAAACACATCAGTTGTCATGCTTGGAATCCAAGGATTATTTGAATAATTTGTCATTTCATTTTCCTTTTATTTACCGCGAACAGCTTCAAGTGACTTTAAAATGTCATTTGCTTGAGCAGTTGATTTGTTTTGGCCTTTATGATTATTACCACCAACATCTGTACCCACTTGGTAATTTCCAACACCTTGCATTTTCACGCCTAGACCACCACCGCGAGATGTATCTATTTTTGCGGCATTCATTGCTGAAATTGCTTGAGTAGCTGTTAAACCAGTATCGAATGCAAATACGGCTGCTTGATGAACATTCCCTGCTTTAATGCCATGAGCAATAATTCGCGCACAGCGTTTACGCTCAGAAGCACGCGCAGCCTTTGCATTAGGCTTTTCGTCATCTTCATCATTTTCTTCTGCATCAGGATCATCTTCAATGATTTCTCCATCTGCCTTTTTTTCTTCCTCGTCCAGCTCTTCCATGCGAGCTGCATAGTCGTCATCAGATTCATCTTCCATCTGTTCACGGTCTGGATCTGTTTCAGCTTTTTTTGCCCACTCTTCCTCTTTTTCAGCGCGGCGGGCTTGTTCATCTTCATTTTGTTCAGATGCGTTAAGTTTCATGAAACTAGCAAAAGGCGCTGCCGGTTGCATTGTTTTCTTTTTGGTTTTGGTTAGTGGCTTAGCCATTTAAAGCTCTCCTGATTTTACTTTTTCAAAAAGGGCGTTAAATGCTGCGTCTGGGGACATAACTGCATCAGCAAGCCCCATATCAACACCATTCTGTCCCATGAAGGTAATTGCTTCAGTGTTTTTAACTTTTGAAGCATCCAAGTTACGATTACGAGCCACTGTATTTACAAATAGCTCACCCATTGCATCAATTTCTTTTTGATATCGCTCAAGTGCCTCAGGTGCGAGTGGTATTTCTGGTGCACCATCAGCCTTATGTTTTCCATATGTAATGAATGTGACTTTTAAACCAGCACTATCAATAGCTTTTGCCATATCAACATGCATTGTTATTACACCAATAGAGCCAACTCCACCTGTACGAGGGACTGTAAGATAGTCACAGGCGCTCGCAATTGCATATCCAGCAGAATAGGCATATTCATTCAGGATGCCCCAAATTGGCTTTATCCCTCTGATTTCATAGATAGCATCAACAAGATCAAAGCACCCTGATACTTCCCCACCAGGTGAGCAAATATCTAAAGCGATCGCTTTTACTTCTGGGTCATTTATTGCGGCATAGAGGTTTTGTCGTATACCGTCATAACCAGTCATTCCGCTATAGGGTTTTAAGCAACCTAATTTTTGAACTAAAGTGCCTTCAATTTGAATAATTGCAACACCGCCTGCAACTTCATAACCAGCACTTTTACTTTTGCGTGATGGTGAAGAAAATTCATAATCATCATCCTCCATCATTGCAACTCGTTGGATCTGACTAATACCCAAGCGCTCAGATAATGCTGAAATAACGACTTCTGCTTTTGATGGGTGAATTGCAAGAGGCACATTAAATAAACGTTGTGCCAAAAAACCGAAACGATTCATTATTCTACCTCTGGTAATTGAGTTGTCTGTTTAGCGGGAGGGCTTGCCTCCTCCCCCTCACCAGTCCATTTAGGTAGTGGCAAATCTCTGTCCTTAAACATTTTTACCTCATTCGCTCTTTGATCTAATATTTCTCGATAATCCGCACCATCTAATTGCGCGGCTTCTTTTTCAAGCGTTGTTAGACCTGCATCCATACCAAGAATCGCCCCTTGTTTTTCTTTAACGTCATCAACATAACCGCGCCCAGGCCCCATCCATCTACAACGACCATACAAACTTCGATATTGGATAAAGTCTGGCGAACCTGCAGGTAATGGAAGATTACCCACTTCAAAACATTCTTCTAACCATGCAGCAAATAAAGGCTGACAAAAGCCTGTAGCAAAGTTGATACGGCGACGATTAAAGGTTTTCCAAGCTTCCAACATTGCGGCGCGATAAGATGAGTAGTTCACCTCTGCCCAGTTTTGGCTGATCTGTTGAGCACTCATGCCTGTTCCAGCTGCCACATTTCGCAATACAGCAGATTCAAAACTTGCAAAGTTAGAATTTGGTCGCTGCGCTGAAACGGTATTAATTGTTTCACCAGGTGCCAAAATCGGCATACGCACTCCACCAAGCTTAATGCGACTATTTTTGTGAAATTCAGTGCGAAACTCTTGATAAGCTCCCAATCCAGCGGAATCTGGACCAGTACCACCAAGCGCATCCTCAACAAAACTTTGATCGTAAGGACTGGTGACAAATGCTCCAAAAATTGCATTCACAATTGCCGCATCCATTTCGGTACCATCGTACTTGATCAACATTTTCAGTCTTTCAACGACAGAAGTTAAAATGCCCGTTCCTCTATGTTGTGAGGCTCGGTCATGATCAAAGTCATGTACGATTATTGGCCTCCCCCAGTCTGTCTCTCTTGGGATACGCTCCCAAATCACCGACTTGTCAGCATTAAACCAATCCCCTTGATGAGCTTTTCTTATGTGATAGGCAATTGGTGCACCGTCCTCTGTAATTTCAACACCACCACGGACGTTTTTCAGATCGAATTGGTTGTTTGGATTGCTCAGCCGATCAGGATCAATCACTTGTATTGCAGTTGCAAAATTAGCTCGACCATAACCAACGTGCTCAGGTTGCCACTTAATGTATGCGAGCGCATCACCATCAATAATTTTGTGTCTGTATGACAAATAGAGCATTTCAGACACTGTTAAGCATCGTTCAACGTCACAATATCGTCCAACATCATTTGCAAATAGTCGCCAATAAGCATCAACTGCTCGACCGAACTCCTCTGCCCATTTATGATCAAACCCTTTATTGCCTGTAACTTGCTGTAAAGCGTAATAATCTGGCTTACTTAAAGGTCTAAATTCAGGACCAATAACATTATCTAGGTTTCGAGTAATGGCGGCATTTGCCCAGCCATCATTCCGAACCAAATCACGAGCACGAGCCACAATAATGTCGCGGCCACTATTAATCTCGTTATCTGGTGACCATAAAGAAGGCGACCAACCAGCAGTGTGCTCACTTGAATAACCAGCTGCATCATATGGCGGGGCTGCGAATCCCTCATTGCCTGCCAATGCTTTTGATTTTTGCGTTATCGGCTGACCATGAACATCAAGAATACTTACATGAGGTTTATCTTTTGCTGCAGTCATGCCTACCTCCGAGAGTATCTAAACTGTACTGGCTTTCTTCGTTGAACAGGCATACCAAGCTGCAATTTCAGCATATTGATAAACTGCAAAAGTTGTTGCAGATCTAACTTTTCGTATTTAACAGATCGGTTGCCATCCCCTTGAGAATAAGAGAACTCAACACCACGAGATCCAGTCATTAACTGCACATATGCCGCTTGAGCTGTTTGCAAAGCTGCCTGTAATTGAGGGACTGTCATGCCTGCAAGTGGAGAGGTATTTGGGTCAAACATAAATTTTTATCCAAAAAAAACCCCGCTTGATACAGGGGTTAATTGTTCATTTCAGCCATTCTCTCAGCCAGTGATTTTTTCTTAGATACTTCAACTTTGGTAACTTTTACAGCTTTGTTAGCGTTTGGATCTGATTGAGTAAGATCATTAACATCCACATGATCATCTAAAACTCGCTCAATTTCTTGCATTGGTACAAAGTCTAGCTTTTCCAATCGCTCACATAGATTATTAAGTTTTAAACCCATGTGATTGAGGCCACATAACGCAGCATAAGCATATACACGACAATCCAAAGCCTCGTTAGCCTTGCCTGCAGGTAACTCCCAAACTCGATATGTATCAGCACCTATTTTTCTAGTCATTAGTCTTTCAGCTAATAACTGTTGAAAATATCCAATGTCTCGATCACTAGGAAAATGCATATAACCAGGACCAGTCACATCAAGATGTAGCCTGCGTCTGATCTGATCCTTAGCACTATTCACCCCAAGAATGATCGGCTTAAAACTTTTCTTTGTTCGGTTTGTTGGTTTCTTAGTTGGCCATACAGGTGAGCGTTTACCATTTCGCGCTGACTCGCCTTTAATTGCCCATATCCGACGAGAAAGACGTTCCTTACAAAAGTCATAAACCTTTTGTGTATGACCTTCTTGACCACCCGAATCTAGGCATGCTGCGGAAATTGTAAAAGGCCGGCCATCGCCTCTGCGAAATCGTTTTGCCAAATAAGCATCTATTTTTGCCCAATAATTGGGATCATCAATCTCACCATAAATTGTTTCATAAGCAATAGACCATGATTCCTCATAACGGCCCCATCCAACAACTTCAATCTCACAGCGATCATATTGAAAGTCGATACCAGCTGTTAATACACCAACACCATTAGGAACTTCATCAATCCAGCTTTCGCACCGCTCTAATAATTGCCCCTCAGGTAAAACGTGTTCACCGAGATCATCAAATGGCTCACCTAAAACAAGGTTAAAAAATGTTTTACGTTGCAATGGATCTTTGTGGACATTCAACCATTCCTCAACAAGTCTTGACCAGCCCGCTTTAGGAAGTAATGAATAACCAGTCCAAATATGAAAACCTGCATGCCCTTTGAATGGAGCTGTTGCCTGCCATACACCATTTTGAATCATCCGGCCTTTATGATCTTCTGTTATCTCACATCCATTGATACAAGAATAATAAGCAGAATCCTCTATATACTCGCCAAGCTCATCACGTTTCCATTTGATTCCATGTGAAGTATCTTTCCCGCCCCACTCCAAAACTTGCAGTTCCTGACAGTGAGGGCATGGAACAAAATAACGGCGCATGTCGCTGTTCTGCCATGCCTTCTCTATTCGACTGTCGCCCTTGTTTGTTGGTGTTGATCCAAGAACAATGACACTATTCCAGTAAGTTTCAGCACGTTTTTTACCAAGTGAGATTTGATCACCCTCAGCACCAGCACCACCCACCGGATAGCCGTCAATCTCATCAAACATTACCACTCGAACTGTGACACGACGAAAGCCACCTGGTGAATCAGCACCAATCAGTTTTACACTTGAACCATTATTGAACTTTTTTGCCAATATAGTCTGATTAGAATCTTTGCTTTTTGCATCACCACCTAATTTTGCTAGAACAGGTACATCACGCAGCATTGGTGCAATAACACCTTTAGAATGATCCTCTGCATCGCCATTACGTGGCTGTACAATCAAAATCGGTGAAGGCTGATAATGGATAAAATAACCGAAAGCATTATTTAAAATCTGGGTATAACCAACACGCGCTGACTTCATAACGACAATGGTTTTATTTTTTGAATCTATCATGGCATCCATAATGCCGTTTTGATATGGATATGCCTTAAAACGTCCAGTGCTTGCTGAATAGTCAGCAGACAGCACCATGTATTGCTCTGACCATTTACTAACTGACAGAAATGGTGGCGGTCTTAATGCATCGGCAAAACTCGCTCTAATTTTCAGTTTCATAAGAATCTAAGAACTCATTAAGGCAGTACGTCAATTCCTCTCTCAGTAAACTTTCAATTTCTGCGGGTGAGTTAATTGCTGAAAGACGAACTGCAAGCTCAGAAGGCAAAGAAAGTAACTTTCGTTGTAGTTGAGCTGCAACTTCTGCATCGTGTTGATATACCTTGTCGGCTTCTAATAATCGACCTTCTCTAATTGCTGTATCGTATTCAGCCGCTCTTGCCCGCTCACGTTCTAGTTTTAGCTTTTCTAAAGTTAAGCGCCGATTTAATTCCTTAGCAGGCAACTTTGTTTCTGGGTAACCTGAAAACTCGTCATTTGGATCAGGGTTACCCTCTGAATCGTTACCTGAATCCGTTACCTCGTTACCTTGGGTAACTTTGAAACCTATTACTTCATCTGGTGTATTTTTTTCTTTTCTGTAGAGTTCTAAATTTTTATTGCTTAGCTCTACATCAACCGAGCCATCTGTGTTTAAGACAACCCAACCTTTATTTTTCCATGAGGTAACAGTCTTTTTGCTTACTTCATGGAGTCGAGCAAATTGTGCTTGATTCATGTTACCCGTTACCCTGTTACCCACTTCAAAAAATTTCGTAGCTAGTCACAAAGCACGCTGCGCAATCCCCGTGTCTATAGGATCTTGTGGGAAGTACCTTTTGTAAATGCTTTGTGTGGCTTCAACCTCATAGCGACCAGACGGTCATTGAACTCTTTAATTGCTTTCCTTCGGCTTTTAATCATATAGATCAACAAACCAATGCCACCAAAGAAGCCAATCACTAGGAAAGCACACAACAACCAAAGTAAAACTGTTAATGGATTCATATCTATTCTCTATCTAGCAGAAGCAATTGCACTTGCTAATGTGTTTCTAAACAACACGGCGGCATTACGTTGCACTATTAATTGTGACCGTTGCCCAAAGTTAAGTCGTTTACGTGTATTGACTGGCTCAGCAAATGACACAAGCAGTTTTAAATGCCCTGTTGTATTTGCTAACCGTCCGCCCCTTGTACGCTTTGCGCCTCTGCGGGCTTGTGAGGCTGGACGTTGCCATAAGCCATACACCACACCGCTTGATGTTTTCACCTTACCCAAGAACACATCTTTTCTATTCATGTACTTCTTAATAGCGTTTCTTGGTAAGTTGCCATATTGGTTTGATACGGCGTTAATTGGAACTAAATCAGCAGGCTTAGCCCCAAGGTATTGCTTACCACCATATTCATACGGTTCTATATATTTTGCTGCTATTGGTCTTATATACACCGTTGCAGTGGGATTGCCTTTTCTAGCTGCTTTGATTGCAACTGAATTAACAGTGAACGGCGTAGGCGTATCAAAGAAACTCGCTAAGCCTTTCTTTTCTTCTGCTTGAGCTAACTTGGCTAACTTATTAACGGTTTGAGCCAAAGCAAAATCTATTTGCCTTTTATGTTCTCTACTGACTTGCCTTATTTGGTCATCTACATTGAATCTAATATTTAACATAGCAACCTCAACTGTTCATTTCCCATGCACACATCAAGCCATCAGGTGTCTTTAGATAACAACATTCCTCTAGGCATTAAAAAACCCCTCGGGAGGGGCTTGGTTGATGTCTATACTCAATGTTTCTATCTGCAATTGTATTCATCACCCCTAGATACATTAATGCGTTTTTCTATTGATAAAATACTGCTGGACAAATCTGTTTCCACTTCTTGTTTACTTGGTGGTTTAACATTGTCGGAAGTAAGCATTGTTTTATAATCATCATAATTATTAACAATGTAACCGTAAAATTGAATTGCCACTTTATCTAGATTGCAGTACAGAAAATTTTCTTCCGCATCTGATTTTAAATCAGGCTCAACGTTTCCATCACTCGATGCCAGTCTTGGCTTTTGTTTTAATGAGAAATCCATAAGTTTATCAGTCGCGACCGACAGAGCTAGAGTATTTAACCAATACTGCTTTTCAAAATCTTTGTTTTTATATGCAAAGGAATGGCCACAAATGAATAATGTGAATATTAATAGAATTGGTTTCATGTTGATTACAGTTAAATTTTTTCACATTGTAAACTAAAAAATGTTAAAGCATTAAAAAACCACCGTTGAGGTGGTTGGTTTCAAATATAACTAGCTTAGATATGATAAATAACTACCTATAGTCATGTTTATTAATCTAGCTAACTGCATTTCATTCAGCTCATCAACACTATCCACTTTGTAATGACTTAAAATGTATAGTCTTCTAGATTCACAATCTAAGGGATTAGCTAAATAAGTACAATTTTGATAGGTTTCCAGAAGCTCTTCTTTTAGGTTCTGGGCAGACAACATTATTTCTAACATGGTGATTCCTTACAAATCTAAAAATATAACCACCATTCTAGCATAGTTTTCATGCTGTTTTATTTCACACAGCATCCTAACAAATTGTATTATATGCACATCTTAATTTCAGATTGGTTTTACTTTCCCACACTTCCGACACTCTCTCACCGTAAAGAAATCTGAATATTCCCAAACATGAAGACAGAAGATTTGTTTGATTCGGAGCATGTGAACCTCCAATAAAAAAGACGCCTAAGCGCCTTAATTTTAAATACGGGATAATCCCTTATTTGATCTGCCTTGCCAGCTTCTCAGCTTCGACAAACGCATCATGAAAACTTAATTTATCTGAAAACCAAAACTTATATGTCTTTTCACCAATTACGATTGACTGTTGAAAGTAATCATTCGGGCTTTTCTCTACAACTTGACCGTTCTGTTCGCCACCGATGCAAATATTCATGTTTTTTCCTATTTATCGGTAGGAGTTTACTATAGCTTTTTGTTAGATCAATTAGAATATTCGGAATACTCAGCTCAATAATTAAAGGTTTTCTCTTTTTTTCTTCAATTCCTTAAGCATTTCTTTTCTAAAACTTTGCATTTCAGGCAATAGTTGTTGCCAATACAAAGTAACTAACTCTTTACTTTCTTTACATTTATTTATTTGAGATACATATTTATCAAAGTTATAAGCAACGAATAATCTGTTAATGATAATTTTTTCATCACAATCAATTTTAAGAATATCTAAAGATTCAAGGATTAAATCGTATTCTAACAATAACCTGTTGTTCTCCTTCCCTTGATTTTCAAACAATTGCATATATTCTTTTTTATCAACAAACTCATTATTTACAACTTTTAATCTGTAATGATAATAACCTGTAATGTAGTTAATTAGTGTTGAAGTCAATTTATTAACAATTAACTCACATTCAAATATTTTATCTCTAGAAAAACTATAATTTTGTTGTGTCTTCCACGTCCTCCATGCCGTATGTGCTAACCAAACAGCATATAGAGTTGCACTGGCTGCTAACATTGTAAAAATACTTGCAATTAAAGTGATCCAATCCATGGCTTCTTTAAACATTTATTATTTTCTATAATTGAAATTAACTTAACTATATCAAAAAAATCGCATCGAAAAGCGAACTTAAATGCATTCAATCAAAAAAAACCACTGATAGAATCAGTGGGCTTTCAAAACTAACAATCTATGTGGATTTGTATTACTTCGCCCACTATAACTGAAATATGCCATACCCTGTATATACAGTCAAGTGGATTCAATATCCTTAATTTTTTTTTCAACTTTTAAAAATTTTTCAATTAAAAAGTGTGGATATCGTGATTTTATGAAAGCTAAACCACATTTAATGTCCTGCTGAATTTGAGCGATATAAGTATCATTACTTTTAGCTATATCTCGCAATGACTCACCCATTACATAATGCCACCAAATTGAACCGATCCAGTCCTGTACAACCTCATCGTCTATAGATTGTAGATCAATTAATAATTTTTGGATTGCTCGCGCTTCATTGCTATTTAATTCACAGCAAACCCCTTTACGCTTTATACACAAGCGATCCTTTAAACTCTCATCATTTATATACATTGCAAGCAGTCTTTCACGCTGCTTTTGCGTGATTCGTTTTGTTGGCATTGTTTTTACAATACGTACCATTGTTTCATTATCACCATTTATCCAAGCCCCTAACTGGCGACACCATTCCTCAAAGCTGTACTTTTTCCAATCTGTTGCCTGCATAATTGTAATTGATGCATTCATATAATCATCCTTTCAACCGTCTGATTTCTTCAATTGCCTTGCCGCTTTTCACCTGTTCAGTGCTATACCTAAACACTAAATAACCCAGTTCCTGAGCTGAGTTATATTTCTCCATATCTGCTATATAACCTTTCCCCCTTGTATGTCTGCCATTGCTCCAAATACCTCCTTCAACCTCAATTAAAATTTTGGTACCAGTAATATAAAAATCAGCTCTCCATCTTCGATTCTCATTGAACTGGTACTCTTGTTTAAATTCGATTCCGTAAGCTCTCAAATGCTGAATTAATGTTGCTTCACCATCACTTACAAGACGTTCTTTTTTTAATGAATTACTGCGCTTTGATTTTCTTTTCACCTTAGGCGCGTATTTCTTTTTATATTCAGCGATTGAGATGCTTTCCACTTACGCTGCACCTCTACCCTTAGGTTTAAATCCAACTGCATGCAGATGTGATTTCCAGTTTTGGAGTTCATTCGGATCTGAGAGTTTTGCAGCAATCCGGCTTGCTAGTTTTTCAAAAGATTCACCAGGCATACTGAATTTATCGATGACATCAGAAAGTTGAGCGAGTTTGCTGGCAAACACGTAAATCTGTTGAGGTGAAGAGAAAAATACTAAATCAGATTCACTGTTTGATTTTCCATTTTGCGCTTTGTTGTATTTGTGACGGTTTTTCAAAAGTGTGTCAGCGAAGTGGTAAATCAAAAGATCATCACAAAGATCCTTATCGGCATTGAAAAGTTCGAATGCTTTTTTCTCACGTTCAAACCAACCTGCTTCGATAATCGATTTTGGCACTACCGTGGGATCGGCTTGATCTAATTCAGAACGAAGTTTTTTCAAACAAAGCCAGTCTTTTTTATTTATAGATTCTAATGAGAGATTCCTTGGGAGGTTCTGTGTCCCAAAATTGGTACTGGTCTCGGTACCAATATCGGTACTGGTTCCAGTTCCATTTTTGGTACTAGTACCGTTTTTGGTACTAGTACCGTTTTTGGAACCAGTGCCGTTTTTGGAACCAGTGCCTAAATCAACACCAGTGTCATTTTTGGTACTAATCCCCTTTTTGGTACTGGTATCTGAACAATCTTCACGTCCAAATACACCAATTAATTGATAAACCTTAACGCCATTTCCTTTAATTTCACCTGTAAATTTAATCAACTTTTTAAACTCAAGTTCGTCTAATACTTTGATAATCGTTTTGCGATTTAGCGTGGTGTCTTTCTCTAAACGTTTTAAACTTGGGAAGCACTTATGGTCATCCCCAGCTCGATCAGCAAGTGCTAAAAGTACAAGTCTTTCACTTGCACCTGAGACTGTAGCTTTCCATGCCCACACTGTTGCATCTAAGCTCATATTTCACCGACCTTAGGCATTTCATATATGAAACTGCCATGCATTAAAATTTGATTAGCTTTAAGTAAGCTCGCGACAATTTCACCAGCTTGATATACTGTTAAACGGTGTTCATTGATTAGCATTTCCATAAATTCATGTTTTGTGACTGCAGCATTTTTCTCATCACGATTAATCTTTCTTAAATTTGCTTTTCGGATTTCAAGAAATGTATCTAAGGACTTTAGTGCAGGCTCATACCAGGATTGAGTCCATTGCATTTGTTTATGCTCTGGAGCTTTGTTAAATACCTTGTTAGTTGTCATTAGACCTCCGCAAGAGATAACTCTATTGCACTCAAACGGCGCTTCATCATGAGTTCAGTGGTTGTTGCAGTACGAATAGCACTTTCAGCAACTCGACCAATGCGGTGATCCGTTGTCCAATGCTTACCATCGAATTCTTTAAGCGTAATAAGTTCATTTACCGATAAAAGATTGAGACTCTTTAAGACCGCCACATCACCAGATAAAAAGTTGGCTTGGTTGTTTTCGCTTAGTTCTTGTGCTAAATTTGATTTCATATTCATTGGTTCCTAAATTAGTGAATTAAAAGCCTGATTCGCGAGATCAGGCTTTTTTAATGTCTAAAATTTGATTTGATTCAATTTGATCAGTGTTCCCAACAAGTCCCAAACTTTCCCTTTTCTTCCTATTTTTATTTGCTCTTTCAAGCATTAAGCTAACTTCATGGAATTCCCCCATGATTGCTTTTTCTAATAGGATCACCGCTTGATGTGCATAATCTTTTCCCCTTACGTCTGCAACCAATCTCAAACGCTCCATCATGTCAGGGAGCATCTTTAGTCGTAGATCTTCTTTTTCTAGGCTCATATTTGTCCTTTTTGAATTAGTTAAATATTTAAAGAGTTACTATTTTTAGTAGTACGAATGAATTCCCAATTTATATCAGGACGTAATTGCTCAGCCTTAACTTTTGATTCGGTTAACTGCTCAATCGCTAAACAACGCTCTTTAGGAATTTTATCGAAATTCCATTTACTTAATGCCCATGGCGTAATTCCTAAACCTCGAGCTAATGCCGATTTACTGCCTGCAATTTTTACTGCTTTTTCTAAAGCATCTTTTGGAGATGACATAATGCACCAATTCAAACTACTTAAAGTAGAAAATAATATACTACTAAAAATAGAATTGGTGCAACTAAAAATACGAGGTAAACTTCTACCAGTGGTAGAAAATGGAAAAATTCAAAAATTGCAAACACCTAAATATCAAGAATTTGCATCTAGGCTCAAAAGTCTTATGGATAAAGATGACTCGCCTATAAAAACTGTAAATCAGTTGAAAGATGTAATTGAAGTCACTTACGAAATGGCTCGTAGATATACGCTTGGAGTTGCAAAACCACGCGAAGAAAAAATGCAGATATTGGCTGAAATATTTAATGTAGATATTAGTTATTTAGACCACGGAACTGGATCAGAGATAAATGTTTCAGCACGTTTTCCAATAGCTGGACGCTTAGTTCCTGTTATTTCATGGGTTCAAGCGGGTGCTTGGACTACTGCCGAAGCTGTGCCTGCTGGTACTCATTTTGAAGAATGGTTACCACCAAACCCTAAATGTGGAAAACATGGCTATGGCTTGCAAGTTGTTGGCGAATCCATGCTTCCAGACTTTCGTCCTGGCGATAAAATTTATGTTAATCCTGACTTTCAAATAAGTGACTTAAAAACCGGAGATTTAGTCATCGTCGCTTGCAATGGTGAAACAGAAGCAACTTTCAAAAAATTGATAGTAGAAAGCAATGGTATGTACTTAGAACCTTTAAACCCTAAATGGCTTGGAAAAATCATTGAGCTCCGTGAAGGATGCAAACTGGTTGGAAAAGTCGTTGGGTTGTATAGAGATGTATAAATTATAATGAGGAAATAAGATGTCGGAAACAATACGAATATCTGAATTAGCTAATTTAATAGTAGCGGATATCGGAAATTTTCTAAAATGGAAAATTCATGAAGAAAATGATCTAGACTTCACTTGTTGCATAAAAGACGAACACTTTAAAGGTTCAAAGCCAACTGATAAGAAGACGCATCCAACGGACTTGGTTATTTCATATATAGATCCTTATGAAAATAAGAAAATCTATTTTAATACCGATTTGAAAAGCTATGCTTCAAAATCAATAGGATATTCAGCTGTTAAAGACTGGCTTATTAGTCTAACTAATGGAACCGTCTGTAGTAATGTAAGTAAAGAATGGAAACAACGTTATAGTGTTGAAGGTGAATACGAGATTCGTGGCTTGTTATTTGTCTATAATCATGATGGATTGTTTGAAACTCCTTTTTATTCTTTTATCTATGATTATCCCAACCATCCACCATCGACTAAAAAAAAATCACCTAGTCGCTTTCATTTAAAAGATTTAGATATACCTACAAATATTAAACTACATATCATAGATCCATTATTAATTGATTCGATTTTATCAATCAAACTAGATCTTGACATTTTAAAAACTAAAGGAAAAGTACCTTCAGATGAAGTGCATTCTCCAATTTCATTCTACTATCCTAATAGACAAAGAAAAAAGCCAAGTTTAACTCCTAAAGAATGTCCTGCAACATTAGAGTTAATAAGTGGACCTTTTTTCATTATGACCTATGAAAGTTTTATTACTTATTCTCATAACCCGAAGAACCTAAAGAAACCCAAGACAATTGAAAATAATAGAGGAAATATTATCTATTACAAAGATAAAGGCGATTCTGTTGATGAATTTATCTATTTGATTGAAAGCCTTATGATGTATGAATTAATACATGAAAATTGCGATACTTATATAAGACATTACTCTAGAGAAAAGTGTAGTAATGCTAAACAAAATTTCACTTTAGCTCTCAGTAGGTACTGTGAAATGTGGGATTATAGTGACAATATGAAAGTCATTTTAAATAAAATTGAATATGAAGAAGTTACCATTATAAAACAAGTTTTTTGTAATAAAAAAATTGATCGTCCTTTAAAGGAAACAACATGAGCAAATCTTTTAAAATACCAAATGACTTCAATATCTATAGTGCTCTTAGCACTGGGAAAGTTTCTGACTCAGCATTAACTGGATTGTTCTTACAGCGTGGTATCATATTAAGTAATAAAACATCAAGAGAATCAAAAGCTGATTATTTTTCTTCATTCATGCATGGTTATTATGATTTTGAGAAAATTTCTTCTCAACATAGTAAAATTGATAGAGTTGAATATACGTCGCCATTAAGTCTTGAAATGTCCTTGAGTTTTTCTGATTTAACAACTATAACAACAGATTTAGTAAAATGCCTAGAAAAGAATTTTTCAAATATTCAATTAAAAGATGTTGAACCTGATTACAACATAAATGATGATATATTTTATATTACTTTTGATTATGAAAAATTTCATCCAGAAAAGCAAATGTTTGCTCAATTAGAAAATAAAAAAGCAATATTAACATTCAAGAAGGATAAAATAAATAATGAATATTATGTTGAATATCCAGCAACACCTGAAATGATAAAATGGTCCACTTCAATTCTGGGACTACTTCAAAATCATGATGTTAATATGAAAATTAATAGTATCGACTTAACTGGATTAACAGATCCCAGTCTCTATTGGCAGTTTTTTGATGAATTAACTAATACATTTGATAATTATAAAAGAACTAATGTTGTAGAGGTACTTTTTAAAGATCCAAACAAAGATGATAATGCTGAAGATGAAGGAATCTATCAGCTTATTAGTGCTACTTATAAAGGCAATCAACTTCATCTTTCAGAGGATTTTCAGGCTCGATTAAGTGATGGATATTTACTTCATAAGTTTACATGGGATTGTATTGATACAACCAATACAAAATCGGATAAATTTAGATTATCTATTAAAGTTACTTATGATGAGGATGGATCAAGTCATTTTTCCTTTATTTCTAAAGGTTTTTATAAATTTATTAAAGGGAAGCACTCCAAATCAATTACATCTCTATCACACTTAGAAGACAATATCTTTAATAAAGCTATATTTAAGAATGGTATTGCACTAATTAACTCCCTAACTACACTACCAAAGATAAATATTAAATCTGAAAATATTCCTGCTCCAAAAACCAAGGATGCTTAAAATGAAATTTCATATTTTTGAATGTAGTACAACTATTAGCTTCAATCAATTGTCTTCACTATTAACTGATTCTCACTCTATTTACTCATCAAAAAAAATATTTAATATTAAATACGATGATTATTCTTTTTTAGCTACTTTTTATCAAGAGTTTAAAAGAACTGAGCAATCGAAAGATATAGATGGGAAAGAGAAACTCTTCACTTTTGATTATTTTCTTCATCAAAATTTTTCATTTCACTATATAAATAATAGAATCTTTTTCATTATTTATGAGCCAAATAAATATTCCAAATATTTAATTGAATATCTAAATTCCATTTTTAAGTTAAAACTCTCATTTAAAACAAAGAAAATAGATTTAAAGAATTTCCTATCTAAAGGATATAAACTAGATCAATTTAAAATATTTAAAGCTAGATTTAACGAAATTTCGATTTCCAAAAATTCAAAAGCATCACTTGAGGTTACTTCAAGTGTTAATGCAATTTATGATTTCGAAAATCTTTTTGGAAATATATATTACGACTTATCTAAAATAAAAATTTCATTTTTTGATGAACAAGTATTCAATATAGAGTTATCAAAAAATGGTTTGATTTTTCTCTCTAGATATAATGAAGCATCTCTTAAACTGTCAACAAAATTAATTGAGTTACTATTTTTCTAAAGTAAAAACTAGAAGATATCAATTTATATCTAACTAAACTTTTATTTTTTGGGTTTTAATGCCCAACAATCACTCAAAAGCAACTAAAAGTAGAAATAAAAACTATAAAATATTGACATTAAGTCTACTTAAAGTAGTATTTACCTCACAGATAACAAAAAAGCACCCCTGCCTTCGAACTCATGGGTGCTTTACAGATCACTGCGAGATAAGTATGAACACAAAGCCTAATTCAATCAATCCCACCCTGACACATCGCGTACAGCCGCTAAATCGCTTCAAAATTGCCATAGTGACTGGATTATTGACAGTCGGTGCAATCGCACTGGCTTACGAGCAAACAGCCACTCAATACAAGCCACCATTTACCATTCCAAACGTCATATCATCCACATATAACATTGATGCCTTAAAACTCACCTCAAACACCTCAGGCATAGCTATAATTAAATTAGATAGCTTCCTACTTAAAATAAGTTTTGATTTTGATACTCGTCCAGACAATGATGGAATTCCTGGTACAGAATTTACTGCAGTAGACATTACCAATCTCGCGATAGATGAAATCACGGATGTAAATGGTAAAGACTGGAATGACTTCACAGATTACAACGACCATAGAAACATCAATCAAATGATTGTGTCTTATATCGAGCGTAACAAACTTGTGGAGGCAAAATAATGATTTCTACCAACCCAAATAAAACTGAATTCATCAGCAATGAAAACGGTGAATTCCGCATGCGCATCTATTCATCTGAATACATTCAAAAAAATGGTGAGATTTATCGAGTGAGTAAATCTGGCTATCTATTCCTTATAGAATTCGCAGAACATTTAGAAAAGCCCTGGATTAGTATTAGTTTTGAAAGAGAGCGTAAATTCCAAAAGCGAAAGGATTTAGCAATTGGTTTAAAAAAATCACATATACCATCTTATGAACGTCGTACTTACAAAAAACGTATGGGTTTGATTGGGGTTCATTAATAAGCAATTTAGACAAAGCGATTAATGCTTTAAAAATTTTCAATATGGCATTTCATGTAAGCATGATGATTGATGAGGTAAACAAATGAGTAGAACTTCAAAATTAACAAAAATGACTGAAGAAGAAAAACTCTTGGCCACAAAGATATTTTGGGAATCTCCAAGTGATGCGACATTCCCACCTACCACAATTGCACTTGTTTTCAATGTATCAATCCCTTGGCTACAACTCAAACGCTGTGAAGGTGGTGGCATACCATTCATTAAAGGTCCTAGAAAAATCTCGTACACAAAAGGTGATGCCGTTAAATATTTTGAAGGCCAAAAACTTACAAATACAATCTGATTTAAAAAGGAGGTTTATCCTCCTTTTTTATATCCTTCAAAAACAATATCCTCAACTTCCTGCATGGCTAACCTTAATTTTTTATCGCTAATTTGGATATAACCCTCAGTTACATCACCTGAAACCGTATGATTCAATAATCTCTTAATCGTGTACTGACCGTAATCAAGATTCTCTGCAATGGTGCCAAAGGTACGCCTAAGGTCGTGAAAGGTGAACTCAATACCTGTTGCATCAATTATTTTTTGTTTAGCTTCAAATAAATTCGTTGTATACCCTTTTTTCTTAGCCTTAGGGGAAGCAAAAATATACTCATTGAACTTTTGCTCATCTCTTTTCTTCATGATCTCCCAAAGACGCTCACCCATAGGTAATGTATGAACTTCACCATTCTTAGGATCATTAGAAGTTATCCAGCCATACTTTAAATCAACAGCATCCCATTTTAGTGTTTGGCATTCATCACGGCGAAACCCGGTTAGTATTAAAGTTAAAAGAAAATCCCTGACTGTATTTCGTTCCTGTCTCAAAGCGGTGAAATTCATTACAGCGTTAATCCAATCGGTTAACTGTTCTTGTTTGACATAGCCTTTCCGGCGTTTGATTTTGTTCCATGTTCTTTTTGCTTTAAGAGTTGCTACTGGATTCACTGCAGTAATTATTGACTCATCTTTGGCATCAAGAAAATGTTCAATAGAAAAATTAAAGATTGCCCTGAAAACAGCCATTGCTAGATTTGCTTGAGCTGGACTTCTTTCAGTTAATTCTGTGTATTTTGCTTGGACTTGAATTCGCGATATATCCCCGATCTTAAGTTTTTTCCAATCAGCTAAATAATCATTAACCACCTTGTCATAATCCTTAAGTGTTCTTGGTTTTAATGTTCTATTTTTAAGATATTCATTATAGGCGATCTCAAAAGTTGGATGCTGTCTCGATACGTTTAAAATATGTTCATTTTGCTCACGTTCAGCCTTCTTTTCTTCATTTGGATTGTAACCTTGTGCCATTTGAGAAAGCAGACCTTGTGCTAAAATTCGCGCCTGTGATAGTGTTAAATTGCCATGTAGACCTATAGTAGACCGTACCGCTTTACCTTTGACTTTTTTTTCAACAATGTAGGTCTTACAAGTTGAATTAACTCGTACAGCAAAACCAATAAGTTCACTGTCCCTGTAAATGCCTGGCTCGCTTAGAGCATCAATTGCAGTTTTAGTGAATTTTATGCGTTCTGACCTAGACAT